CTACTTGAACTGTAATAACTAATCTGGATAATGTTTTAGCAAAAGAATCAGCACCAGAATCAGAAGAAGTAAATAAATCAGCTACAAATTCAAAAGCTTTTAACAAAACAGTAGCAGTAACCAACGTTTTAACTGCTTTAGTTAGGTTATTTAAAGCCCGTTCACTAGACTTTGAAGTTTTTTCAATGTCCTTTATAGTTTCATCTAACTTTTGTAGCCTATCTTCGTTTTCTTTTACCTCCCTTGAATTTTTTCCAAACTCTTTTCTTTGCCTTATTAATACTTTGTTTAGTTTTTCCTGTTCATCTTTTAAATCTATTAATATTTTAGTGGTGTTATTGCCCTCTATACCAGCTTCAGCAATTGCATCAGCATATCTACCCACAAAAGGTCTACCATCTTTAACGGCTTTATTTACGCTAGTAAAAGCTTCATCTAATTCATTAAATCTAGCTAGTGAATCTTGTGCCTCTTGCGAACTTTCACCTATTGCTATTGCCAGTCTTTTGTATTCGTTTTGTGCTTTTGTCCGTTCCCTTGATAGTTTTTTATAGGCATCATCTTCTATATTTAAAGATTTTATTCCTGGGGGAACTTTTTGATAGCTTTTAACTAGATTACCTTCTTTATCATACTTACGTATATCCAAATCAAAATCCATTCCTTTTGTATTGAAATCGTCTTCAGAATTAGGGAATGACATAGAAGTATTACCATCTGAACCTCTTAAACCTTGTTCTTGTTGTTGTTCTGTAGAAGCAGTTTGTCCTTTTTCTACATTAGCTTGATCTATTAGTTTAAATATAGGGCCCTTGTATCCTTCAGATATAGCACCCTTTATTATTTGCATTTGTTCTTCTGCACTCAGCATTATTTAGAAGGAGGTTTATTATTCTTAGCTTTTGCTACTCTTTCTTTAATTTTATTTTCTTCTCGTTTAATAGTTGCAGTTTGTCTGTTAGTTTCTGCTTTACCTCTACTATCTTCTGCTTTAATTGCAACTTCTCTTTCTTTAATATCTAACTCTCTCATACCTTTAGCTAAATTTAATCTTGCGTTAGTATCGTTATCTTGCGCGTGTATCATTGCAACTTTAATTTGAGTTTCTCTATCTTTTTCTTTATTCATATTTTCATCTTCAGCTTCTTTAGCTTTTTGCTCAAGTTCTGCTTGTGCTTGTTGTTGTTGAGCTTGCTGCTGTTGAGCTTCTAATTCTTTTTGTGCTTTTTCAGCTATTTTAATTTGATGTTTAATATGAGTGAAACTATCTGCATCAAACATCTCAGCTACTGTAGATGCTGGTGTTCCATTTTGAATCATTGATTGAGATAATTGTTTTATAGCTTCTAATTTATCTTGTTCTTTACCAGAATCTGATAAAAATATTCCATAGTTAGATTCCATGTGTGACATACTGTTTAAATCTAAAAAATCTGTTGTACCATCAGGCATAACATACATAGTTTTCTTTCCAGTTAACCACGCTTCTTTTGAGTAATCTAATAACCCTTGTAAGTCTCTTTGTTCTAATCTATTAAATTTACGGAAAAGATCTTCTGTAATATGTGATGATTGTACAATAGCTTGTTGTGAAGTTGCTTTACCTTCATAACTACCTACTTGCCCTTGTCTTTGTCTATTTACTCCAGATAGTTTTTCCCATTCTTGCATTATAGATTCTAATAAAGTAATGTATTGTTCTATTGTTTTAATAGACATATCCATAACAGACTGATGTTGTGGATTTAATTGCATACCTTCTTTATTATAATCAACCCATGCAATACCTGACCCTTCTACGTAATACATAAATTTATCCATATCCCATTTTTTAGGGATCATGTTAATATCAAACGAAGCTACAATATCTTTACTTTTTGCTATTGCAAGTTCTAATCTATACTTGTATATATTATAGTTTAATTGGTAAGGTATACCTAATTTTACTAAAGATATATTAGTAGAGTTTAAGTTAGAGTATCTTATACCGTTAATTGGTAGTTTACATATAGAAGGATTATCTATAGAATTTCTTTGATTGACAATAGGGTGTATTTTAATATAAACTCTACCATCTATTCTTGTTCCTTCCCATACTTCATTTACCCACTTCCATTCTAATTTAGCTCCTTGCTCTTTCATTTCTAATGGCATTTTAAATCCATCTTCTACTATTTGTTCTTCCATTGCTCCAGATTCAGGATCCATATATGATAAAAATCCAATACGCTTTCTAGACTTCCAATATACTTGAGCTACCTCTATTAATCTGTTTCTATATGCATTTGCATCTTTATTCATATTATTAGTATATAAAAAATATGAATCAGATTCTGAATGTCTTGGTTCTTCTAATTCAGCTATTTGCTGATCTGATAAATAATCAAAATAAGTATCAATAACACTTGAAGCGTGTACATATTTTCTAACTAATGCCCAATCACCATCTTCTACAAAATCCAAGTCTGGATCAAGATCATAATCTACATCTATAGGATTTAATATATCATAAAAAGGTTCATTATTTATAACTCCTCTGTGAGTGTAAACTTCTCCTGAAATTAAAAAATGTGCCCAACCTTTTTGAAATTTATCATGTATTTCTTGACTGTGCATTATATAATTCACAGCTTTTTGACCTAGTATTGCTCTGTTATCTACATAACTAGTTTCAAACATGTCTTCTATTTGTTTAGGTAGTTGTACCTCTTGTTCTTCTCCTTGATAATTTCCAGTTTTAATTAACTCGTTTGTAAATTGCTTTTGAAAATTTTGATAGATTAAATCGCTCTTTGCTTGTTCTTTCATAGAAACAGAGTCAGCATTTTGTACAGTAACGGTGAAATTGAGAGGCCTTTTTGATTTCTCACCTAACAAAAGATCAACGATAGGTTTAATAATGGGATAGTTACGTAATTGAGAAGGAAAGTTACTACGCGATTTACCGTAAGGTTTTAAAACGTAGTTGTAATCAGCTTCATCAATTACACCGTTATAGTACTCATATAATGCTTGGAGATCATCTTTTCTACTGCTTCCAGAGCTACGCCCAGAATTAGAAAGATCTATGTATGCTTCTACACAGTCTTCTCTCCATTGTTTAGTCTTCTTAGAAAGAGGCAGTTTTTGCCTCGGTATTTTATCATATCCCATAGTGGACAAATTTAGTTAAATTTACCATCGCTTTAACGTCGAAGATAAATATAGTTCCTTTTTTATAAATATAACACTAGTAATAGTTTCTTTCAAACCATTTATCTGAAGATCTATCCTCTAGTATATCTTTAACTTCTGCATTGTATAATTCTCTAGTATGATACATACCAATCATAAATGCCATAACCCTATCAAAATTACCATGATGATTAAATTTAATTAATTCTGTCAATAGTGCAGGATCATATATTTTATGCAAGTTTAATAATTTTTTACCATTTTCATCTGTTCTTCTTACAGTATTTAACCAATCTCGTATATATATTTCACCTTGACGCTTTCTTGCTTCTGTCATGTGCATACCATATTGACGTTTTACTGTTTTACTTCTTAACTCTCTTTTATCTAACATTTCAAACTCTTCTTGAAGTTTATGTAGCTTTCTATATCTTTTTGCAAAAGCTATTACTTCTCCTCGATCATTTTCAAATCCTATCTTACACCCATAGTAATCTGCTAGTAAAAATAAGTTTCTATTATAATCATCTTGCGTTTGAGGTCTCCCTACATAAGAAGCTACAATAATATCATCAGGTTGAGATAAATTATTAGGTCTTTTTACTACATAAGCTGCCCCTAAAGATGTAGAATCTGCTGATTGATTTTGCCCATATGGATCATGACAAATTACATACATATTTATAGGTACTTGTTGTTTTTGATTTTTATAAGGAGACTCATAAATAACTACAGCTCCTGTTGTGTCATCATCTTTTCTATGAGGGTATTTTAAAACTTGTTTTAAGTTACCGTCTATTTTAAATTTAACTTCATTTTTAGAATCATAATATAATTTACCTACAGTACCTATAGCGTGTAAA